CGGGAGTTCAACCTCACGTACAGATCTCCTTCTCGGAGGGTCCCAAGAGTAATTAAGGGATCAGCCCCGGAGACAGATTTAGCAGCAACCGCGAGGTTTGCGGCGGAATCGTCCACGATACGTAAACTTTATGACGATCACTTCGACGTCATGAATGGGGTTGTAAGGTGGAAAACACTATTACAGTTTCGCAGACACAATGATCCTACCCATGATTTTGTTGGGTCAATTGGATTCATTCAAGAGCCTGGTTTCAAGCTTCGAGCTGTTGCCAACCCGAATAGGGTCGTGCAGCATTCATTGGAGCCTCTGAAGGAACTTTTGTTGAAAGTTCTGTTAGACGAACCGTGCGATTGCACTCACGACCAGGACAAAGGAGTCAAATGGTGTCAGGCACAGCTACAAGCTGGCAGGACACTGTCATCCGTTGACCTTAGCGACGCGACTAACCGTTTTCCTTTTTGGTTACAGCTAGCGGTACTAAAGCGGGTGAGAACCTGTCTACCTACTGGCATTTTGTTTACTAGCCAGACGCAAGACAGATTTGATGAGATCGTGGAAATATTTGCGAAAGCGTCAAAGGCACCTTGGAGGATGCCTGACGGGAAACCGTTGGTGTTCAAACAAGGTCAACCTTTGGGGTTAGGTCCTAGTTTTCCACTATTTGCGTTAAGTCACCACATGTTATTGCGGTGGATTACCTCGAACCCTACAACCTCGAAAGGGGAACAAAGGTTTAAGGGCTACAGTCCGCCTAAATATGACTGTTGGGTGATTTTGGGAGATGATGTCGTAATTTCTCACGACGCTACAGCTACAATTTACAAGGCTGTCATGAAGGCCTTGGGCTGTGTCATTTCCCAGGAGAAGAGCATTCGTTCAAAACACTTGGCAGAATTCGCATCGAGACTTATCACTAAGTCCAGAGTTCTTCGCCAGTGGAAATGGAGGGACATCAACCGGACCAATGTCATAGACGTATGTCGAAACATTGGACGGGGTATGCTAAAAGCAATCCCGGATGAATTCCGGCCAGTGATCCTCGCCCTTGCAGATGTACCTGACCTCTACGGAGGTTTGGGGTGGCACTCAAATGGGCGGCCATTTGCCGAACGAGCTTCAAGCTCCTTCGTAACGGAGTTCTTGGTCTCCTCAAAAGGGAGAAGCCAAGTTGTGCGGAGCGTATACTCGTGCGATAGGGACTGGTTATCCAGTTACCTTCGTGCGTCCCTAGATACCGTTTACGGCCTAGGAACTGACCCATCTAAAGAAGATGACGAGTACGTACCGGTCCAGGAATTCAATTTCAATAGAATCCGAGACCGGAGTGACAAAGAGACCCGCCAGGGCCGCTTTGGTGATTCCACAGTGATTCCAGAAGGAAGTCAGCTTCCGGAGGGTTACATCCCGTGGGGTCCAGCCGTGCTAAATCCGTTGACAGATTCAGCGGGCCTTTACCGGTCCGTCGAGCTGTTACTCAAGCTCAAAGAACGCAGAAATGCTGCAACTGGA